GAGGAGGCTCACCTTGTAATGATGCTCCTTTATCTTGTTGTGGGTGTAGCTACAAAATCGTCTTTTACTATGGCTGGGGGGGCTGTTAGTAGAATAGTGAACTTAACCGATGATAGCATCAAGTACACATTAGGGGCTGACGTTGAGACGTTGATGCCTAATGCAGACATTATAGGGTGTGCAACACTAGCATTAGTTGATATGATACAGTCTGAGTTAGAGCTTAATAGCGATAACAATATGACCGTGAATTAAAAAGAAAGGAGTAGGGGGTTATGGAAAATAAAGAGCTGAGGGAGAGTTTGGTGATAAATTTTGATACATTACACGAGAGTATCAGTAATATAAAGGAAGCATGTGAAGGACTAGGAGTTAGTGAAGAGTTGGTGGATGCTTTTGAGATGTTAGATATTAACTGTCTGAAAGCTATCCGAAGAATAAGGCTGACTTGCGCGGTGCCATACTTCCGGGGGAAGTAATATGATTCTTGATTATAAGCAAGATGCGTTCTTTGCTAAATGCACATACGGTGAAAAAGACTTGGCAAAGAGCGCAGGATTCAGGTGGGACCCGGATAAAGCCACTTGGTGGACCAGGTTCCCTGCCAACGCTATGAAATTATATAGGTACGCTACCAACGCTGCCAAAGAACAACTAAAAAACCTGATAGAAACAAAGGAGGAATCACGAGCCTCAGAAACAGACTTCCAGGTACCAGAGCCACCAGGACTTACATTATATCCTTTTCAAAGAGCTGGTATTGAGTACATGTTGAAGAGGGACGCTGTTTTGCTAGCTGACCAGATGGGTTTAGGTAAGACCCCGCAGGTTATAGGAGTTATTAATATGGATGAAAGCATCAATAGAGTGTTAATAATCTGCCCGGCTTCACTGAAACTCATGTGGAGAAATGAACTTACCAAGTGGTTAATGCGTCCATTGAGTGTGGGCATTGCAGATAGTACGTATTTTCCTGAGACTAATATAGTTTTGATAAACTATGATGTATTAAAGAAATGGTATAATAAATTGAGAGAGGAGGAGTGGGACTTAAGGGTATGTGACGAGTGTTTTGATTATGACACGGAGGTTGAGACAGAACAAGGAAAAATAAAAATAGGAGACATCGTAGAAAAAAGCCTTGACATTAAGGTTCTTTCATGTAATGATGACACCGGTGAGTTGGAGTACAAAGATGTAATCAGGAGACTTAGAAACCCCCAACTTACCAAGATGATAACCATAACACATGAACATGGGGTTATCAAATGTACCGGGAACCATAAAATATGGGTAGGAGGAAAGTATGTCAGGGCAGACATTATCAACAGTGGTGATTTCGTGCGAGTTTTGTGGAATAACAGTAACAAAACTGAAACCAAAGAACGGGAAGCCGATGCCGCGTTTCTGCTCGAAGGGGTGCTCTGCACGCAACAGAGTCAAGACCCCAGAGGGACAGGCACACCTGAACAAAATTCACACAATTCTAGCAGCAAAAGAATGGAGTCCTCGCGGACCAAACAATGGGGCTTCGGAGAACATTACAAGAAAGAATCAAGACCCAGAGTTTGTGAGGAGACGGAACGAAGGCGTGATGAAATGGAGGGAGACCCACGAAACATACGGTCCCAAGATCCTTGGAGGAAATGGGCGGAAGAACAAATTAGAGGACTTGTTAGCCGTGCAATTGGGGACAGACTGGCAACAGAATGGCATAATCAAGCTAAGGGGTGGAGTGAGGGGCATGTTCCCCAAACTGCCGACGCACTACAAAGCAGATATCATCAACGAGAAATTGATGACAGTAGTAGAAATAGACGGACCGAGCCATTACTCCAGGGAGGAACAGGATCACAAGAAAGACAAAGTACTAAACTATCTAGGGTACTCAGTGTTGAGAGTGAAGAACAGATTGGTGAAGTATTGGTCAGAAAAGGTGGCGCAGGAGATAATTTCGTTTATAACCTCGAAGTCGAAGGAAACCATAACTACTTTGCAGATAATGTTTTAGTTTCCAATTGTCATTACTTAAAGAATCCAAAAACGCAACGCTGCCAGAATGTTTTAGGTAAATGGAATAGCAAATTGAAGGTTTGGGAAATCTTTCCTATACCGGCAAAGAAGAGAATCATGATGACAGGCACTCCTATTGTCAATCGCCCGTCTGAATTGTGGTCCATCATTCGTGCGTTAGACCCTGTTAGCTGGTTCTCATATGGTTATTTTACATCACGATATTGTGCCGGGCACATGGGTAGGTGGGGCTGGGATGCGACTGGGGGTTCTAACTTACAAGAGCTTGGCGATAGACTCCGGTCCACAATAATGATTCGTAGAATGAAGGATGAAGTGCTCACGGAGCTTCCACCAAAAACAAGACAGGTGATTGAATTTGATTTACCGGACAAACTTAAACCTATGATACTAGAAGAAAGGAGAGTGTGGGAGGAAAGATTATCGTTGATGGAGAAGTTAAATGACGATGCAGCGGTAGCATTGGTATCAAAAGATGAAGCCGCTTACAGGTTGGCGGTTAACTTGTTAAAAGAAGCACAGCAGATTGTCTTCTCAGACCTCTCCAGGATTCGCCACGAGACCGCTGTTGCGAAGTTACCTGTGGTTATAGAGTACCTAGGTGGATTAATGGATAACGACCAGAAGGTGGTTGTGTTCGCTCACCATGCAGATGTCATCGCTGCAATAAACAAAGCGTTCCCTGGTTCTGTAACATTGACAGGGCAGACACCATTGAAAGTTAGGCAGGAAAATATCGACAAGTTTCAGACTGACCCAAATTGTATGATGTTTATAGGAAATATTCAGGCAGCAGGGGTTGGGATAACACTAACAGCCAGCAGCCTAGCGGTCTTTGCGGAGCAGGATTGGGTACCAGGAAACATCAGTCAATGTGAGGACAGGATACATAGAATCGGTGCAGTTAATCCTGTACTCATACAACACCTAGTTTATGAGGGAAGTATTGACGCAAAGATGGCAAAAATGATAGTAAAGAAACAGGAGATGATTGACAAAGTAGTAAATCACAAACAGGATATACCGGAACCTGTGATAGTACCGAAAGTTGTCAAGCCAATCTCGAAAGAAGTGAATGAGGTGTTGACAATAAGGCAGATTGATGATATACTATCTGCATTGAAAATTTTAGCAACGCGGTGTGACGGAGCATTTAGCAAGGATGATTCAGGGTTTAACAAATATGACAGTGTATTTGGAAAAAGCTTGGCATCACAAAAATACCTAACACAAAAACAAGCCAAGGCTGGCAAGAAAATACTACTCAAATATCACAATCAACTGCCTACGGAGTTAATGGAGAAAATATGTTAACAGTGGTTGTATTAGTGCTTATTCTATTAGGATACTTATGTCTAGTTGGGCTATTTGCCAAAAGTAAAGATAAACGTAAAAGTGATGAGTTTGGAGCCGGTTATGTGGCAGGAGCTATGTATAACGACGACAATAATGATAGGTTTTTCTAATGAACCCGACTAATGAGGAACTACGTAGCCGGAGAAAAGAAGCATACAAAGCTGTGGAGAGTATCTACTTCGCACGCCAAGCAACAAACAGATGGTCTGTATCTTTAGGGGAGGTGATGGCATACACTGGTTTGGATTCCACATCAGCATACGGTGCGCTCAGATGGTTAACTAACCGTGGTATTGTATTACGAGTACCTAGAGGATATAAACCTAATCAATTTGACTCTTCAGAGCTGTGTTGGCAACATGGTTTGACACGCCGGTCTACAATAGACTGCCCAGTGTGTGCGCGGCGAGAGCGTTGGAAGAAGAAATGATTGACTTAACTGGACAAAAGTTCGGTAGGCTAGAAGTGAAAGAATTTGCTGGTAAAAATAAATGGCGAGGCTCACTCTGGAGTTGTGTCTGTGATTGTGGAAACCTAACAATAGTGGAAGGTAATCATTTAAAAAATGGGGCTACAAAATCTTGTGGGTGTCTGCATAACGAGCAGGTCGCCGAGAGGAATACTATACAC